CCCCAAGCGCATCTTGTATATGGCCTACTGCTACATTGAGCGCATCTTCTGCGAGTTGGTCAATATTTAACATATCATCTCCTATGATGTAAAATTGTGGGTCTAGCCATGCTGTTACCTCATGCGGTACGGTTTGCAACTCGTTAAGCGTGTAATCTTCCCACTCATCGCTATGGTCGCGGTTAACTTCGGCAAGTATCTCGCGATCCGTCAGGCTTTTACCTGAATATCTATCCGTTACTGTTAACATTCTTCCCCCTCATATTCTTCATACTCACACTCTCGCACACGCCAATCTTCAGCGTTAAAATCTTCCATGTATCCCATTTGTACAGCGTATTCGCACTCCTCTATCATCTCTCGCAAATCTATTTCAGCATCGTATAGCGTGGCGTGCGTTTCGCCGTCTGGATTTTGCCATTCACCATTGGCGAACAATGTCTGTAATTCGTATCGCATACTATCTCCTGAAATTGTGAGTTATAAAAACAATCTTCCCATCTTCCGTCATATCTATATAGTCAGAGTCAAGGCATGAGATTAAATCGTCTTCATCCTTGCAATCCCAAGAATGATAAGCGTTGATTTCTTCCCAACTCATCTCGTCGTATATATTCATGTCGTTGCGTGCTTTGTACTCGGTAACAATGTCCTGTCCTTGTTTGCTTAACATTTTAAACCCCTTCCGATAGTTGGTGCGACAACATCATAATCAGATACCAGTTGACCACAAAAATCATGCGTGGCCACGTAGCGTGTGCGTACTAATTCGCCCTTGCTGTTATAAGTCTTGAGAATGTCTGTTACCGTGCAAAGCCGCTTGACCTTTCCCCTTGGTGTGTATTGCGTGCCAATTGCGTATTCCATGTTATACCCCTTAGAATTGAAAGAAAATAATTGTATCGTCAGTCTGACCGATGACGCTTGTGTGGTCATCAAGATGTTGGATAACATCCGCGCAATCACCATCACCATCGACTGTAGCGTCAATATCGTAGGCCGTCCGCGCTTCTTCCGCTGTCATTTCCGCTATATCGCAACAAATAGCGATTACATCTAATTCGTAAGGCGCGCCTGATTCTTGCTCAAACTGTTCGAACCAATCAAATATAAGCCCCAAAGCCTCATAGCTGAATTGCTCACCGCGTCCGCAATCGTGAAAGGCTTGGCGAAAGTCGTGCAGATTGACTGTTTGTATCATGTTATTCTCCCTCAGTTATAAAACAAGTTATGCAAGCGCCTGTCATTTTGTATTGCTGATAGTTGCCGCAATAGGTAGTCAAGCGCCAGCCGCTACCATAAATACGCGCCAGCTTGTTGATAGCGCCCCGAAAGCTTTTGGCCTTGATTTCATAGCGGCGCACCCATGAATAGTTAGCGTCGCCGCCGAATAAATCTGTTATTTCTGCATTGTATGTATACATGATTAAATACCCTTATAGATAAGATAAGCGAAAACGAAGGCCATAAACGCGCCCAACAAGTACGGATAAGCGCGGCTATTGACTATGGCCTGCATTACTTCAAAGATTTTATCTTGTAACATTTTAGTATCTCCTGTAGTTGTGCTGCTGAGTATCATTATACAGAGATTATCAAGCTGTCAAACATTCTTTTACTGTTATTTGCATGAATTCCAGGAAAATCTTGACATATGTCAAAAGAATCCTGGAAAATATTGACATAGATCAACAAATCATCAAATAGCAGTTATTGCCACGTATTTCCTTTGATTGTTTTGGATAGGCGTGTGAATGGCAATAGACGGATTGCTGCTATGATTGGGCTGCAGGGTTTTATTGTCATATTGTCATTAATACTTTAATACTGTAAATGTTATATATAAGACGGCGGCGAGCGTTAACGCGTGCGCTTGTCGGTAACCGTGCGACTTAAAGTGCGTGGCAATATGACAATTTCCCCTAGAAAATGGCTGTTATCTCTTTACATTCATAACCTTGACCATTGTCATCCAAATGACAATACTAATCCTATTTAACATAATACTGCGTGAGTGCTAATTACAGTAATCAGGCCAACATTTTACGCGTGGCAATATGACAATATGGCAATAATAGCCATGTAACTAATAACCTTACAGATCCAGGGGTTATACACCATAATGGTGCGCGGCCCAAAAGGTGTAAAGCAATATCCATTTAGGCCGCGGATCATGGCCCGCCCTTTCACCCTGTTTGCAGTATGGTTATACTTAACCCTGTTAGCAAAGTGGCTTTGTGACAATGGCAATTTTCAAACTGAGGGGGGAGGGCGGGCCTTGGACTTGGTGGTGTGGTCGCGGCTACCATTGCAGACAATTTTTTTTCTATGGCTAAATGACTATATGACTATAACCACCCGATTAGACCTGAATGACTATGTTGCAAAAGATGTTGCAAAAGTAAAGTAGCCTTTACATTAAATACATGATACTATCCGCCAATGCTATCATTACCCTACAGTCCTAGAGTAGTACAGGCCACCGAAGCTAGGCTACAGAAGATATACGACGCTGCTAATATAGGGCTAAAAGGTGACTCCCTGGCGCTGGCCGCCGGTATGTTACCCAGCGAATACAGGCAACTATGCCAAATGGATCCACTCGCAGATATGGCGGCGTTAAAGGGTAGAGCAGATGGCGAGATAGAAGCCGCCACGCAACTCCGAGAAGCCGCCCGCGAAGGCGACGCGAAAGCAGCGCTAGCGATACTACAGCACGTATACGGCTGGACGGCCAAGCAGGAAATATCTGTTGACGTATACCAGAAAATCAGCATCACTCAAGCACTACTCGAAGCACAAGGAAGGGTCATAGATGGCTAATAATTCGTTATCAAACTCACTTAACTCGCTAAGCGGCACTACACCCGACAGCGTATACCTCGATAATATAGCTCGTGAGATGGCTGAGTACAAATTTACGAAGAATCACAAGTATAAGGTTAGAATGGGAACAGGAGAGGGGCTTCTAGAGACTTTTCCACCAATGGAAGAAGGTTCACCACAGAACCCTAGACACCTTGAATTTGGCCCCGCGGGTGCGAATGGCTTGACAGGTATAGAGATACGTGATGCTAGAAAGGTCAGGGGGCTTGATGCAGCGTTGGAGCTTTTCCATGTAGACCCTGTAGCGCACAAGACAAGGGAGTATATTAAATCCTCGCTAACACCAGACCAGTTAGACGCTATGCGTAACCAGTTTAAGGACTACGATATGTCGATGGGCATGGATATGCACCCCGACGATGCTATGAATAACGGAGTAGACTCTCTACTGCGGGCGTACATGGGGCAAGCACCTCAAGAAGCCAACGACGCTATGAACTACAGCCCGACACAGCGGGCCATGCTGGGCAGTTTGCAGAACTACATGAAAACGGGTACAGAATAATTGCAACTACCTATATATAAGTCCGACGAGGAGCAGCTTTTAATGCAGCGGCTCTGGTCTACCAAGCTAGCAGACAACCCTGAAGATTTCGTACTATTCGCCTTCCCTTGGGGGCAAAAGAACACTCCACTCGCTAACTTCAAAGGGCCACGACAATGGCAACGTGAAGTGCTGCGCGAAATTAAGGCGCACATAGACGCTAATAAAGGTCAGATTCAGATGGACACGCTACGGGCTGCGGTCAGTAGTGGACGGGGAATCGGTAAGTCGGCGCTAGTAGCGTGGCTTATACTATGGATGCTGACCACTCGCATAGGTAGTTCGGTGGTGGTGTCGGCTAACAGCGAAAGTCAACTAAAGTCGGTAACTTGGGGTGAATTGACCAAGTGGCAGGCCATGATTATCAACTCTCACTGGTGGGAGATAAGTGCTACCAAGCTCGTACCGGCTAAATGGCTATGCGAACTGGTGGAGCGCGACCTGAAGAAGGGTACTCGGTACTGGGCGGCAGAAGGTAAGCTCTGGTCTGCTGAGAATCCGGACAGCTACGCGGGTGTACACAACCACGACGGTATGATGTTAATATTCGATGAGTCAAGCGGTATTCCCAACCCTATCTGGGACGTTGGTGCTGGGTTCTTCACCGAGAATATATTGGATAGGTACTGGTTCGCTTTCAGTAACCCCCGTAGAAACGAGGGTTATTTTTTTGAATGTTTCCATGCCAAGCGAGCTTTCTGGAAAACCAGAATAGTTGATGCACGAACAGTAGAGGATACAGATAAGCAAGTATATGCCCAGATTATTGCAGAGAATGGTGAGGACTCCCCGCAAGCTCGGATTGAAGTGTACGGGGAATTCCCTAGCGCGGGTGAGGATCAGTTCATCAGCCCGATGCTGGTGGATGATGCGATGGGTAGAGAAAGGTATAAAGACCTGACAGCGCCTATAGTTATAGGAATCGACCCAGCGCGAGGCGGTGCGGACAGCACGGTGATCGTGGTGCGCCAGGGACGGGACTTGATAGCTATAAAGAGGTACTCAGGCGAGGACACTATGACGATCGTCGGGCGGGTAATCGACGCGATGGAAGAATACAAGCCAGTTCTGACAGTAATTGACGAAGGTGGGCTAGGCTATGGTATACTTGACAGATTAGTAGAACAGAGGTATAAGGTACGAGGCGTTAACTTCGGCAGTAGAGCTAAACAATCTATCGCTTTTGGTAATAAACGTGCTGAAATGTGGAATAGTATGCGAGAATGGCTAAAGTCTGCTAGTATAACAGATGATAGACAATTAAAAGCAGACTTGACAGGCCCAATGAAACGGCCAAACTCGTCTGGCACTATATTTTTAGAGGGAAAAAAAGAGATGAGGGCAAGAGGCTTGGCTTCTCCTGACGCTGCGGATGCACTCGCGGTGACTTTTGCTTTTCCTGTAGCACATAGAGAGTATACTGAGGCGATTAAGCGTAGTTATTCACCGCAAAGTGTTATGAATTCTTGGATGGGAAGCTAATGGCGTACGATCAGACGAGCATGGATACAGTTGGTAAGGTAGCCGACGGTGACTCGGAACCAGCAGAGTATTTATCTTTAATGCGTTCGCGCTTCACGATGGCTGTATCCGCTATGTCGGAAAGCCGTGAGGATGAACTTGACGATCTACGGTTCAGTGCAGGCTCACCAGACAACCAATGGCAATGGCCTGCGGATGTATTGGCAACGCGAGGCTCTGTACAAGGGCAGACGATCAACGCACGACCATGTTTAACCATCAACAAACTTCCCCAGCACGTAAAGCAAGTAACCAACGACCAAAGACAGAACAGGCCAAGCGGCAAGGTAATTCCTGCTGACGATAAGGCCGACGTAGAGGTAGCTGAGATATTTGACGGTATCGTTCGGCACATTGAGTACATATCAGATGCTGACGTAGCCTACGACACAGCCTGCGAGAACCAAGTAACGTACGGCGAGGGCTATTTCCGTCTGCTGACAGAATACTGCGACGATGGTAGCTTTGACCAGGACATTCGTATCGGACGTATTCGGAATTCGTTCAGCGTGTACATGGATCCGACCATACAAGACCCTTGCGGTTCGGATGCTGAATGGTGTTTCATTACTGAGGACATCACTAAGGTAGAATACGAGCGTCTGTTTCCAGATGCAGCCCCAATTTCTAGCATTATGCAGCAAGGAGTAGGCGATCAGTCTTTATCTCAATGGATAAACGAGGATACCGTCCGAATTGCTGAGTATTTCCACATAGAACACGCTAAAGAGAAGCTAAACCTGTACCACGGCAACGTAAGTGCTACTGAAGGCTCAAGAGAGGACGTTCAAATGAAGGAAATGGGCATGAAGCCCATAAAAACTAGGAATGTAGACGTAAAGAAGGTCAAATGGTGCAAAACTAACGGTTTTGAAATACTAGAAACACAAGATTGGGCTGGCAAGTGGATACCTGTAATACGTGTAGTTGGAAACGAATTTGAAGTGGACGGAAGGTTGTATGTATCAGGTTTGGTACGTAATGCAAAAGATGCACAACGTATGTACAACTATTGGGTTAGTCAAGAAGCCGAAATGCTGGCTCTAGCACCCAAAGCTCCATTTATAGGTTATGGCGGTCAGTTTGAGGGATATGAAAATCAATGGAAAACAGCCAACACGACTAACTGGCCATATTTAGAAGTAAACCCAGATGTAACAGACGGTCAAGGCGCTACTCTGCCACTGCCACAACGCTCACAGCCACCTATGGCTTCAAGTGGGCTTTTGCAGGCTAAAGCAGGGGCTAGCGACGACATTAAGAGTACAACTGGGCAGTATGACACAAGTCTTGGTGCTACGTCTAACGAGCGCTCTGGTAAGGCTATACTAGCCCGTGAGAAGCAGTCTGACACCGGCACATATCACTATGTAGACAATCTAGCAAGGGCTATTCGGTACGGAACTCGTCAGCTTGTTGATATGATACCTAAAATCTATGACACACAGCGTATAGCACGCATCATAGGAGTAGACGGTACAACGGACTCAGCTAAAATTGATCCTAACCAACAAGAACCTGTCAAGAAGATAGTTGACCAAACTGGTATTGTAATTGAAAAGATATACAACCCAAGTGTGGGTAAGTATGATGTATGTGTGACTACAGGCCCAAGCTACATGACCAAGCGTCAAGAGTCGCTAGAGGCTATGGGT